AGGAGTCCGAGGCGGTCGAGTAGATGCCCGGCACGATCCGTGTCGGTCGACCGAACAGGATCAGCCACATCCCGTTGTCGTGGGATGTCACGAAGCGCCGATCGAACCACGAGCCGAAGTTCCGTCCTGTCGGCGACGCTGTGCTGCGTGGCCGGGAGCGGTCGGTCGGTCAGGTCATGGAGGAGATGTTCGCTTCGATGCCGCCGGTCGAACCGATCATCGCGGGGGAGATGGACGTCGCCGCGTACCTTGCCGGGGCGATGGAGGTCGCTGAGCCGTACCGGGTGCGGATCGCTGAGATCCTTCAACCGACGTTCAACGAGGGCGCGCTGCTTGGTCAGGATCGGATCAGGGCCGACATGAACGACCAGTTGCGTCGGCTCGGTAGCCCGCTGCGCCTGACGGACGCTGACGGTGACGTTACGAAGGCGACAGCGAACCCGCAGACCGTGGGTGGTGTCCGGGTCGGGATGAGTCCGAAAGCGGAGTGGGCGGCGGTCGGCGTCGAGGCGTTCGACAGTGTGGACGCGGCGTCGGTGCAGTACGCCCAGTTCCGGTCGGGGACGTTGGTGACGGCGATGGTCGAGGAGCAGCAGCGGGTCATCCAGAGCGTGATCGGCGAGTCGTTCACCGCACAGCAGACATTCCAGACGGGCCGCACGGTCACGGGGCTGACCGCCCAGCAGACCTCGCAGGCGCTCGTCACCGTCTTGCAGGATGTCAACCCGACTACCTCGGTCGGGCAGAACCTCGCCCGGTTCCGCAGCGTCAACATGAACGGTCTGACGCAGCCGTGGGAGCGCGCCGTGTACCACCGGGCCGAACGGATGGCCGACGCTCTCGCCAAGCAGGGCGTCACCGGGGTGAAGGCGCAGATGAAGGTCCAGAAGTCAGCGCAGCGGCACGCCGACAAACTGCGTCGGTCCCGCGCCCGGATGATCTCCCGTACCGAGATCAAGAATGCTCAGGTTCAGGGGCAACTCACGTCGATGCGCCAAGCGGTCAGTGACGGGCTGGCCGACCCGGCGACTGCTGGGAAGCAGTGGGTGACCGGTGCGACCGATGTCTGCAACATCTGTTCGGACCTCGGGTTCAGCAAGGCGATCCCGCTCGACCAGTCGTTCGAGGGCGGCTTCGACGGCCCGACAGCCCATCCGAACTGCCGGTGTGACGTCGCCTTCGTCCACACGTTGTCGCAGGCTCCGAAGGCGCATGGTGCGGCAGGTCCGAACAGTCCGTACCGTCCGGGCACCCCTGAGAATCCGATCGTGTGGGAGTTCCCGTCGGGGTTCAGGACGCAACCGTCGGCGACGAGGGCGTTCACGCCTCCGGGGTTCGTGCCGCCTGTGCCGCCGCCTGCTGCGGTAACACCCCCGGCTCAGCCGTCCGCACCCGTAGAGGTGCCTGTACGGCCCGCTGAGACGCTTCCAAGTAGCAACGCCGAGATCGTGTGGGACGACGCCGGACGCAAATGGGCGCAACTCACCGACGACGAGCGGGGCTTCCTTCTCGACAGCCATGTCGACGACCTGCTTCGGCAGGCTTATGGGGATGTCACGGGTGTCCTGAGTGCCGAGTTCAACCCGGTGGTCACCCGCCCGCCGCTACCCGACGACGCCCCGGATGCGGTCAAGGCGATCTTCCGGCAGGTCGATCGGGTAGACGAGTTGAAGGCGAAGCAGGCGATCCACGACTTCGGTGACGACCTCCTCCAAGGCAAGGGAGTGATGGAAGGCGAGTTCGCCCCAACCAACTTCCGTGACCACTTCTACGGCTGGGCCGACGACAGCGTAGAGGGGTACGTTTCGGGTCAGAGCAACGCTTCATTCATCCGGGTGAAGGAAGCAGCCGAGGAGGGTACGCGCATACCGGGGTCGACCCGGCGTCTCGTCGTCAAGGAACTCGACGATCTGATCGACCCGGACGGCGCAATCAGTAATAAACGGCTGCACCGTGCGATGAAACGGGTGTTCGTCGAGGAGGAGTCGGTGCTCCCTAATGTGATAGCCGAACTCGAAGTCGAGATGACGAAACTCGGCACGATGGTTCGCACGGAGGCTCAGGAGCGGGCGGCGCTCACAGCACCACCGGACTCTTGGGTCGCCAGAAAGACCGCAACCAAGGCCGACGTCGAGGAGTTGTACCGGGAAGCCCTAGCCGAGATCCGCGTCGTCGACGAGAGCATTCTCGGGTTGCGGGAGGAAATGGGGAGGCTGCCGTCGCGTAACCGTGCCCTATCCGTCAAGACTGAACTCGACGGGGTTATCCACGATGCCGTTCATCAGCCCTACGAGCGGGCACTCAAGGACTTCGTAACTAAGGAACTCGAAGCCGCCGGGGGTGGGTCACCCGAGGCGGTAGCCGCGGGGCAGCGGGGAGGCAACCTGTTCAGTTCCGCGTTGCATGATTCCCCGAGGATCGACGACGCGGCCGGGGAGGCGATGCGCCAGATCCTCAAGGGCTACGACGACCTGATCCAGCGCGGGCTGATGACACCCGAGGAGGCTCTTGCTCGGGTCGACCCGCTTAGGAGCGGCCCAAAGATGCCCGGTGGTCCCAGCGATTCCGTGAGCAGACGCTTCGGTGATTATCTCGTAGAGGTTAGTGACGATGCGTTGGAGGAGGCGCGAACCATTCTCGGTTCGGCTCCTGTCGACGAGTTTGGGGATTGGGTCGATGATGTTGTGGAACGGTTCGCCGAGAGTCTGGAGACGTTCTGGGGGTCGCAGACGAGGTACGGAGCGGCGATCGCCGAGCATGAGGGGTACATCGCCGTCCAGCAGGAAGTCATCGAACTCGTCAAGGCGCTCCACGCCGGTCTCGACGGTGATGAGATGGCGGTCCTGATCGGCAGGTGGAGTCGCGTCGGGACCGGCGGGGATCTCCGGTCGGCTATCAACGAGGTGCTCCGTGAGGTGCGGATGATCGGCGGGGAGACGTTTACCTACGAGACCGGTCTGACCGTTCATGGCCGGACGGGTTTTCAGACGACGAAGATGCCTCATGTTCAAAAGGCGCTCGACGAGATGGAGGAAGCCGTCGACGAGTGGATGCCGACCGACTGGATCACCCGATCCAACGAGCGGGGCAACATCGGCTTCTACGAGAAAGCAGGCGACAGCCGTGCCCACTACGTTGACGGTGCGAATCGTGGTACCGGTCCCGGTGACGGCCTGATCAACATTGGTAGCACCCGGTTCGATGTAGACCAGTCGACGATGCTTCACGAGATCACCCACCGGACGCAGCGGGCAGTATCGGTTCACGGCGATCTGGAACAGCAGTTCGTCGTTCGCCGGGTCGCCGCCTCGCCGGAAACGAAGCAGGCAGTCCGCAGGCTCGACCAGATACAACCGGCGGGCAGTTATGAGTCCTACGAGATAGCGGTCGAGGACGAGTTCCTTACTGCCTACATCGGCAAGGTCTACGACGCGAAAACTGTTGAAGCCGGTCGTCTGTCGGAGGTCACACCGATGGCGATACAGGAACTCAGCGGGCTACCCGGTTACAGCGGCAAAGCGATCGACGCCGACCTCGACATGATCGACTGGATAGTCGGGATGCTCGCCGGTCTTTAGAACACGACCAGCGGATCTTCGACGTTGGACTCGCCAAGCGGACCGGTGATCTCCCACTTGATGTTCTCGGCGATAGTCCATGCGACAGCATCCACAGTCGACCGCACCCAACTCTCAGCCGGGGCGTCCTCAAACGTCGGGGCGATGCGCCCGACCGTCTGCGGGATCGGCGTGTGCTGAACCGACGACAGGGGCGCTGCCTCGGCTCGCATCGCAGCGAGCACCAGCGACTCGGGATCATCCCAGCCTGCCTCCTGCGAATAAGACAGCGAGAAGCGACGATCCCGTTTCGGGATGTCGTGCCTGTTGAGGGCGTAGTCGGTAACCCGACCGGAGACTATGAATGGCATAACACCATTCTACGCGACGTTGCTGACACAGATGCGGCGGTTGCGATACCATCTCCGACATGACTGAATCACTTGACGCCTACGGCGAAGTCACCAAAGCCGAGATCAAGACCGAGGACGGTCTGGAGTACCCGGCAGCGGCCTACGCGTACACCCCGGACAAGGACACCCCGTCGGGTTGGAAGTTGCGTCTGTGGGAGACACCGGAACTGGAAGAAACCCGCCGTCAGGTCGGCATGGCCGTCGCCGCGCTAGGGTCGGGCGGCTTCCGAGGCAGCCGGGTCCGAATCCCGTCCGATGACCTGCCGGGTGTGAAGCGCCGGGTGCTGAACGCATGGCTGAAGGTCTGGCCGGACAGGGAACGCTCCGACGCTCCGCGTGTCCTGTTGTCGACCCGTCGCACCACGCCTACGGCGGTGGACCGGCGTCAGACGATGATGGAACGCCTCGGCTACGAGGAGAAGGAAGCAGCAGCGGATCGTCGCCAGCCGCTCCTCGGTGATGGTGAAACTCCTCCAGCAACGGACCTGAACCAGACCGAGGCCGTGGAGCAGGGAGCCTACGACGACTTCTGGGAGGAGAAGGACCACGACTACGGGAACACCGCCGCAGGCCCGGACGCCATGACCCACCTGTTGATGGCGTACCGGCTGATGCTCGACCACCCGGAGTGCGAACCGTTGCTCGCCCCGCTGATGGACATCATTCACGCCAAGCAAGACCTGATGACTCTGCCGATGGAAGAACCCGAAGTGCCGATGGAAGAACCTGAAGTGCCGACGGTGTTCGTCGAGGAGCAGAAAGAGATTCGTGAGGAGAACGGCCAGTTCTGCGTCTACTCCACGACCGGGCGGGCGTTCGGCTGCTACACCTCAGCGGGAGCCGCTCAGGAACGCCTCAGCCAGATCGAACAGTTCCGCACCGACCGGGTGTCTGCTTCTTCGACGCAGCAACTCGCCGCCGACCACGACCGCCTCCATTCGGTGGGCTACATCGAGGAACCGCATGTGATCGTCCACAACCTCATCGAGGAGGAACTGGAGGCGAGGGGTGTCGCCCCGCCGTACCTCCTCGGCGACGTCGACGACAAGTTGGAACTCGTACACAACGCGATGACGGGGGTGTTGCCGCTGGCGAAGCAGGCCGAGCACCGGTACACACTCGGCCCGGTGTATGTGCCTGACCGGGCTGACGCACACCAAGAGTTCACCGACGCGGACACGCTCCAGAAGGCGCTCTGGGACTGGGTCCGCAAGGGCGACCGCCGTATCTTCATCCAGCATTCGGAGAAGGTGGCGGGCGAGATGGTCGAGGCGTTGACTTGGCCGTTCCCGATCGAGGCCGACATGGAGGTGCCGAACCAAGGAGTCACGAAGCAGGTGTTTCCGGCTGACACGCCGTTCCTCGGAGTCGTCTGGGAGGACTGGGCGTGGGATCTGGTGAAGGCCGGGGAGTTGCGTGGCTACTCGATCGGTGGCCGTGCCCGCCGGGTCGAGGCTGATCTGCCGGTCGACGCTCTGGTCTGAGAACGACTTATCTTTCGCCTCTGGCGTGAACTGCGCCACGAATCCAAACAGGCTCGAGTCGCGTTGACGACCGTCATCGCCGCTGAACAACCCACCTACACTTCCCGAACGACCGGAGGTACAGCCGTGACCAAGCGAAAACTTTTCCACTATCAGGCGTGTGTCGTCCGGGTCGTCGACGGCGACACGATCGACGTCATCCTCGACCTCGGGTTCGACATCTCATACCGGAGGCGCGTCCGGTTCCACGGCATCAACGCTCCTCAGTCCCGCACCAAAGATCCCGTCGAGAAGGAAGCCGGGCTGGCGGCGAAGCGGTATGTCGAAGACTGGATTTCGGCGTTGGAACAGCAGGTCATCATCCAGACCTCACTCGGGGACGGGACTGAGGTTGGTTGCATCCTCGGGCGCATCCTCAACGATGAAGGCGAGTGCCTGAACGACGAGATGGTCAGCCTCGGCCATGCGATCCGACATAGCCGGGACACAGGATGAACAACCTGACGAAACTGGTAGTGGCTGTCACCGGGTTACTGGTTGCCGTAGGCACGCTCGTCGGAACGATCAGCATGACGTTGGGACGAAGCCCGGACGCCTCAACCGGAACGATCATCGTGTTGGACAGCCCGGAGGCTTATGCGAACTTCCTCGCCAACCACTCGGCTACTGGATGACGGTGGGAAGCGTTGAAAACGACGAAAGCCCCCGACCGAAGCCGGGGGCTACTCGCCGGGGCTGCTAGGCGTTGATGCGTCCTGCGTCCCGAGCGTCGGCTGCGTACTCGGTGAGCGTCTTGGTCGCGGTGAAGTGCATGTCCCGCTCAAGCCTCCATCCGAGGGTGTCGGTCATCTCGTTGAGGTTGACGTAGCCGAGTTCCGGGTAGCCCTGTCCGAGATCGCAGAGGCCGAAGCAGTCGCCGGTGTCGGGGTCCATTTCGGTGAGGAGCCATGTGGCGTTTCCTCCGACGCAGACGAACAGTTTGACAACTGGCTTGAAGTCGACGGTGTGTCCGTCGCCGTGGACCCGGATGTAGAGGTTCTCGTTGTGGTTCTCTACGAGGTCGGTGTGCTGGCCGTTCTTGAGGATCTTCATTACTTGACCTCCCAAGCGGTATCCGGGGTGCAGACCAAGAAGCAGTCGAGGTCGGTGAGTCCAACTTCGGCTTTGATCTCGATGATGCCGAACAGGTTGTTCTCCACGAAGTCGATCTCGAAGATCGTGTCGAACTCGTAGTCGCCGGTCAGTCCCAAGGGCCGGGCGATGTCGCCGACCTTGAGGTCTTTGGTGGTGGTGTTGCTCGTTGTTTCCATGCCGTCAGTATATACACAGAAACCTAGCCCCGTCTAGTCAAAACGGGGGATTTGGGCAGATTTCTCAGAAACTTTTTCGGGCCGTTCTAAGGGCCTCAAACCCGGCTCTGGTCTGGTTATCCTACCCGACCCCGGCACGCCGTTAGAACGCCTCTACGCCGCTCTGGTGGGCAAATAGGCCACTAGCCCCACTTAGACCCATGACAAACGAATGACAACCGTGTAACCTTCGCTCTGATCCCATCGGAGGTGAGATGGTACAGACCAAGAAACTCGTCGATCTTGAGATCGAGGAAACCTCGGGCGTCGACCATCCAGCGCATCTGTACGAGGGGTGGCTGGTCCGCAAGGACGCTGCCGCCGTCTTGGACGAGGTGCTGACCGAAGTGCGGGATGACATTGCCAACGACACCGAACAAGGAGCGATAACTGTGGATCTCGAAACCACAACCATCGAGGCTCCGGCTGAGGAAGTCATCGCCGAGGAGGAGGCACCGGTCGTCGAACCGGACCCCGTGCTCAAGAGCGATGATGGCGTTTCGGAAAAGGTGACGAAGGAACTGGCTGATCTCCGCAAAGCCCTCGACAACGCAACCGCCGAGGCGGCTTCGTTGCGCGAGGAGCGCGAGATGGAAAAGGCCACTGAGCGTGTCGGCGCATGGCGCATCCTTCCGGGTGTCGTTGTCGAAGATTTCGCTCCGGTTCTTCGTTCCCTCCGAGGCGCTGCTCCAGAGGCAGCAACGATCATCGAGAGTATTCTCGACGGCTGTGCTGAGGCTCTGGCTGAAGCCGGTGTGCTCAAAGAACTGGGTACCGATCTGGACGACTCATCCACGGATGCGTACAACCAGATCGAAGCCCTCGCCAAGTCTGCTATCGAAGCGGGCCGGGCGAAGAACCAGCATGAGGCCATCGGCCTTGTGGCATCCGAAAACCCGGACCTGTACAGCAGGTACCGGACCGAAGCGGGGGTGTAGGCATGGCGTACGAATCACCCAGCATCACTCTCGGGACTCTGACGGCTGCCGCCGACCTGTCCGCCAAGCAGTATCACTTCGTCAAGTTGGCTTCGGCCACGACGGTGAACGTATGTACGGCGACCACTGACAGGGCCATTGGCATTCTTCAGAACAAACCGACGTCAGGCCAGCAGGCGGTCATTCAGATCTTCGGCATCTCAAAGGTCGTCGCTGACGGCACCATCGCTTTCAACAATGTGATCGGCACCAGCGCCGACTCACAGGCTGACGCAATAGTGCCCGGAACAGACACGAGCGTCGTGACGCTCGGCGTGGCCATTCAGGCAGCCTCCGCTTCCGAGACGTTCACGATGTTCCTGAATCCGACTTCGTGTCGTGCGGCTTAGGGAGGACTGACCATGCCAAATCCAACATCAACAGACGTTCATGTCGATGCAGTACTTTCGAACATGTCCGTCGCTTTCATGCAGGAGGCTTACGCCTTCGTCGCAGGCCGGGCGTTCCCGACCGTGAACGTGCTGAAGCAGACTGACAAATACTTCACGTATTCTCAGGCTGACTTCTTCCGCGATCAGGTCCAGCGCCGGGCAGACGGCACCGAGTCCGCAGGGACCGGCTACTCACTCAGCACCGCTACCTACGGGTGCGAGGTGTACGCACTCCACAAGGACATCGGCGATCAGACACGGGCCAACGCGGATTCGCCGCTGAACATGGACATGGACACCACGAGGTTCCTGTCCCAGCAGATGCTTATCCGTCAGGAAGTCCAGTGGGCTGCCGACGCCTTCACGACAGGCGTTTGGGGCAGCGACGTGACACCCGGAACCCTCTGGGATGCTTCGTCATCGACCCCGATCGCCGACGTCGAGACGGCGAAGAACACGGTGCTGACCAACACCGGCTATGTGCCGAATACTGTAATCATGAGTTACAAAGTGTTCAGCGCATTGGTCGACAACGCAGACATCGTGGATCGAATAAAGTACACATCGCAAGAGTCGGTCACCGAGGAACTCCTCGCCCGACTGTTCGGCGTGGACCGGGTGCTCATCATGGCCTCGACCTACAACACCGCTCAGGAAGGCGCAACAGCGTCCTACGCACAGATCGGTGACAAGGATGTGCTGGTTTGCTACACCCCGGCGAATCCCGGACTGATGGTGCCCTCGGCGGGCTACAACATGGTCTGGACCGGAGTGTCGGCAGGACTCGGCACCGGGGCGGCGGTCAGCCGTTACCGGATCGAGGAGCGCAAGGCTGACAGGATCGAGATTGAAGCCGCTTTCGACTTCAAGATCGTGTCCTCGGCGCTGGGCTACTTCCTGTCCAACGTAACCTCGTAGGGCGACTAGACTCCCTACAACAGATACGCACGGCATCGAGCCGGGGGTCGGGTTCGCCCCGGCCTCCGGCTCGATCCAGTTAGGAGCAGAACATGGCACGACCGCCCGGCAACACGGCAACCACGACCGCCCTCACCGGTTCCGACCAAGGCGTCCTCACCGGGGGCGGCACCTTCTACGGTGGCTGCTTCTACGAGTCGGGCGGTGCATCAACGGCAACGGCGACCATCTACGACAACACCTCGGCCACCGGCACGATCATCGCCCACATCGCCCTCGCCGCAGACGGGGTCACCAACCTGAACATCGCCAACGGCGTACAGGTCGCGACCGGCATCTACGTCGATGTCGGAGGATCAGGGACCGTCGCCGGGTCGGTGTTCTTCACCTCGTAGCCGTGGCTTGGACCTACGACGGGGACCCGTCGGCGAACGCCAGAGATGCGATCCGCTTTCTGTGCGGGGACACGGACACGAACGACCAACTACTGAACGACGCCGAGGTGGCGTGGGTCAACAACCAGATCACCGGT